CGTGATTGGGTATATCGTGGTATTGCTAGCCGCAAGTTTATCCGCACATTTGCACTAAGTGACGATGTTGTGGTAAATTCTGCAAAGGTTAAGAATGGCTTGCTTATTGTTTCATTGGAACATATTATTCCAGACGAAAAGAAGCCAAAGAAAATCCCAGTAATTGCGGATTAATATATAGCAATAAACACGGCGGGAATTGTCCCGCCGTGTAAATACAATAGAGATGAGCAAAATGAGCACAGAAACCAACACTACAACTCGTGTCAAGATTCAGCCAAAAACTGATCTCACTCCGCCTCCACAGTTTCAAGTAATATTTGTTAACGACAATGTTACAACAGTAGAATTTGTAATGGCGGTATTGCAGGAATTATTTGACCACGCAGAAGACTATGCCATGTCACTGACTGCAAAAATTCATGAACAGGGACAAGCCACCGTAGCAGTGCTGCCTTTTGAAATTGCAGAAAGTAAAGCTGTTGAAGTTACAGTGCTGGCTCGTAAGAATAAATTTCCGCTATCTGTAAAGCTAGAACCAGAAGCTTAAGCTGTAATTAATTTTGGGTAGTAAATCTGCCCAATATTTTCTTCTGCCCTTCCACGAGGATGGCATACATAACGAATACCATCTATCACTTCATCATATTCTTTGTGGACATGCCCAAAGCACCAAGTACTAATTTTCTTATTAGTATTCGCGTTTAATACTAAACTCATTAAACTATTACCTGCTCGTCCCATATGGAAAAATTCCATTTCTGGATTAATATATCTAAATTTTTGCATAGGACTAGTATGTGTAACAACAACTATGTTACCAATGCGTGGATCATTGTTAAAAGTTTCAACTTGATTTAACAAAGTTTGTGCTTCTAACTTTGCAGTGATAAAAATTTCACTTTGCAGCGATTCATGGTAAACATTGTTTAATAACCCATCCCAACATTCAGCGGTCGTGACTTCTGGTTGGCAGAAATCATAAGTCCACCATCCATTGCAACCAACAAATGCAGTATCATCTAAAACTATGCAGCTTTTATATAAAAATGTTATATTGCGATACGGCGATAGTCGTTCTTGAAACTTTGCACAATTTTCTGAAATGTTTGATTGATGGTTATGTTCATGATTTCCATCTACAAAAATAACATGGCGATAATGTTGTCCAATCTCAAGCAGCGTATTAAAACTATAATCCCAATTATTGCTTATATCACCTGCAACCACTGCTACTAAACTAGTTCCTAGCCCTTTATAGTCTAATAATTGATCTTTTGGCCACCAATTATCATGTAAATCACTGTATAAATCAAAATGCATTTTTTTTTGTTCTCTATTTTAATTATGAATATATAATGGTATGAACATAATTTTTGACCCAAATATAGCCAAAGAATTGGCAGACAAGTACACAGTTTTAGAATTAGATACTGTTATTCAACCAAACATGACAGAGCCGTTGACTCTTTATGCAGTGATTGAAATTAATAATATTGGCGATATAGCTACACTTAGTTTCTTTCGCGAATTGCATAAAGATATGGTAGCAGCGTATAAATCTAGTGTATGGGACAAAGCTATTGAATTTGCGACAACTCTCAAAGGACAATTTTCTGGAGAACTTGACGAATTTTATGATTTAGTTATTGACTTTTCTACAGAATCTGCTAAATTAAATAGTACATGGGATGGTGTAAAACACACTGTTCCGAAAGAATAAAGCCCAAATAGCACAGCGGTAGTGCAATCGCCTTGTAAGCGATAGGTCGGGAGTTCAATCCTCTCTTTGGGCACCATTCACTTTGGGGAATAAAATGAGTCGTTATTGGTCTGAAACTAAAATAGTTTATTGGCTTCGCAAGAAGTTTAAGATTGAAAAGCCAGTGGCTCTTGAATGGGGCGCTTGGACTAAGTGGAAGCGTGAAACCAAAGCCGCACACCCTATTGGCTATTGGGTAACTGAAACTCTTCCTCGTATCGTAGATAAGATTGATCGCAATACTGTTGGACATATTGATAATGCTCGTTATTATCTGCGCAATCGTTTCTGGCGTCAAACTCATGTTCTACCAACAGGATTAACAGTGGGTGAATATCATGATTTGGATGAACGCATTCTTCATGGTATCATGCAAAGCATTGTTGATTATGTAGAAAAAGAAGTTGCATGGAAAAGTCGTTGGTTGAGCACGGAAGAAAGCAAGAAAGCTGTGTGGAAAAATGGCCGTTGTCCTGAACTTGGTTTAGAATATTTAAAATGGGAAATGGGACTGTTTTACGATGAGTCATGGGGAATGGAACTGGGTGACGAAAAGTTTGGTACATTGACTGATCAAGCACAACGAGCCATTGATGTAATGAAAATTTATATCTGGTGGAAGTTTGATCGTCCAAAGCGTCCTGACCCACATGATGCAAGTGGTTGGAGCCAGTATTGTGATGATATGCGTGACAAGTATGGCGAAGATCATATATTTGAAAGTCGTGATCAAGAAACCCCAGAAGAACGAGCGCGTGGCCGTGCGGCACTAGATAAGACGCATGAAATTGAAGCAGCATATGATGCAGAAGATACTGCTATGTTGACGAAGGTAATTGAAATCCGTAAGGGTTTGTGGACTTAAATAGTAGATGAAATCAACAGCACGACATGTAGGCAGCGTAAATTTGCGAGGCAAAAAATCTCTTACTTTACGCTGTCGTTGTTGTGAGGCACAGAACTTTAAGGATCGTGAACTAAAGCGTGAACACACAAAACAAATAAAAGAAAGTTATTAAAGATTTTTAACGGCGGCACGGCTGTGCTAAAAGGTTGGAGCGAGTATAACTAAAAACCATCTGTGAGGGATGCATACCAATATCAGTGGACTGCACAGGTGAGAGACCTGTTTAAGGTAATGGTAGTTGTGTCAGACAAACGAAACCCGAAATGGTAGACCAGCCTAAAACCATCGTGGGGATAGCAACCCACCCGTTAAAAACTACTTGACAAAATAAAAACTATATAGTATATTAAGAAAATAAACAGAGAGAGTATATGACAATGTTGATCATGGGATATAAGGGCAAGCCAGATTGGACCAAGGTTCGTGCTTCGTTTAAGCGTTGCACCGATTTGCAATCACATGAAATTGAAAAGATTGTTAAAAATGTCAAGGATGGTAAAACAGAAACCGTTCCCAATGATCATACTCTTTATGACGATCTAAAAGAATTAGGTATCCTTCTCAAGTAAAATTATGCTGAATTTCCACTAAATATTAGGTGGAGTTCAGCATGATTAATACGGATTATTGGTTAAAAATTCAACAAACTATTGACCCTAATAGATGTATTGAACAAGCACAAGCAAAATTTGATATTATAGACAAGTTGTTTGCAAGCTTAAATATTTCTCCTCGCACTGTTTTGTTAACTTCTTTTAATCCAATTGTTATATTGCTTGAAAATCATTATGATTGTATTGTCGTAGCAGACCAAAGTTTAAAATATTCATGGCAATCTAAGAGTGAATTTGTTGATAATATAAAAGATGTTAAAAACAAAGTTGATGTTTGTCTTGCACTAGATGAATATTTTACCTATGCTGAAACAGAACAAGATCAGCGAGATTTACTTGAAAATGTTAAATCAGTAACAGACGGTTATGTTATAACCACTCTACAAGACTATAAAAACTCAGCGCCACACAAAAGAAGCCAAGTTGATACAATTGCTACTCATGGTGCAACAGAGTCAATAATCTTAGATCAAAATATATTAGACAAAAATAATAGGCAGAACTGGAAAAACTATATATACTATATAGAAAATCATAATGAGTTAACAGTTCTTGGCCCAGAAAACCGCCGTACTATGTATTTTAAACAATTAGCAAAATACAGCAGTGATTTAAACGGCAGTGATTATGTAATACAGAAGAATCTGTTATATCGTGGATTTTTTAAAAAAAACTACGAGCACATTATCACACTTAGGTTTTAAACTTGGTAAACTTACAAATTGAACAAACCATTGCAGCTAGTGTAAAAGCTAATGTAGAACAGTATTTGCAAACTGTTAACTTAGATCAAATTATTGCAGAGACGCTGGAAAAACAAGTCAGCAATGTTATTCTAAATTTAACTACTAGAATATTGGGTGACATTGTTAGTAAACGAGATTTACAAAGCGAAGTTACTTCACTTGTTAAAAATATATTAGCTGACCAATTATTAACTTTTGGAACAAATCAAGTTACAACAACAATACAGTCTGCTGATATTAATAGTTTAATATTAAGCAGTGTAAAAAATGAAGTGCATCGTGTTGCTGATAGCTATGAATTTCCAGAAGCAAGTATTCCATTTAACAGTATTAATTTAGAAAAAGCAATAATTCCTGCCTCAAAAATAGATGCAGGGAAAATAAAAGTGTTCAATAGTACTGGTATTGAAGACCAATCATCAACAACTCAGTTAGTTATAACTGATGAAGGTATTATTACTACAAATAACATTACTGCTGCTAATCTACTAATTGATGATAATGCTTTTCTTAAAAATGTGACCATTGAAGGCAATTTAATTTTAGATGGAACAATATCATCTAGCGAAACACTTGATAGATATATTAAAGCTATTGCCAATGGCGCTGCGGTAGAGATTGTTGATAGAAATAACCAAAACAACATTGATCTAACCAATCGCAGTATCACTTACCAAGATAGAATAATTCTTAGTGAAAATACCCTTGGTCCACAAATTATCAATAGTAATCTTAGAAAAGTAGGAAACCTGACTGAGCTAGTAGTAAGCGGACAAGCCAGTATTGCAGAAACCTTAACAGTTACAGATAAGCGAGTTGGAATCAATACAGAAGAAGCGCGTGGTGCGCTTACTGTATGGGATGAAGATAGTGAATTTACACTAGTAAAACATTCACCAAAAAATATATTTGCTGGCAGCACTAGAATGTCAGATGTCACGCTCGGCAGTAATAACCAACCACAGATTAAATTGAAAACTACTGGTGATATTGAAATAAACGGCAGAATTAGATTATCGGGATTGGTAATAAGTGTAGTTGATAGAATACCCGAACGAGTTGGTGAACCTGGAGAAATTGCAATACTCATTGATGGCAGTGCTATATACAGATGTCACGGTCAAACTAGTTGGGGGAAGATTCTATGAAACGCATTTTTAAATGGATTTATAATATTTTTGATGATATGATGTACAAATATAAGCGTCGTAAGTTGCTTAAGGAACTTAAGAAACGCGATCCATTTGTATATTGAGGAAAAATGTTATTAGGTATCAATGCTAACAACCATGATGCAAGTATTGCTCTTGTTGACGGGTCTAACATTCTTTTTGCTGGTCACTCTGAACGGTATAGCAGAGTAAAAAATGATCCACATCTTAATGAAGCATTGATTGATGATGCGCTTCAATATGGTATTCCAGATAGAATAGTATGGTATGAGCAGCCATGGAAACGAACGGTTAGAAACCTTATAAGTGGTCAGCGTCCACTGCATTATAACTTAAACTCATATCTTAAAAAATATGGACTGGGTAAAATACCAGTGATCACTGCGCCGCACCATGGTGCACATGCTGCTATGGGTTATTATACCAGCGAGTTTGTTGATGCTGCAGTTGTTGTAATTGATGCCATTGGTGAGTTAGAGTGCACTTCTATATGGCGTGGTCGTGGTCATAAACTTGATAAAGTTTGGAGCAATGTCTATCCACAAAGTATTGGGCTATTCTATAGTGCCATCACAGATTATCTTGGGTTCAAGCCCAACGAAGAAGAATATATTGTCATGGGCATGGCAGCATATGGTGAGCCAAAATATCTTAAAGAAATGTTTAATGAGTTCTTTGGAGCATGGTCACCGCCGAACATAGAGTTTAAGCACAATCTGCATCGTGGCATGCGTTGGTGGAAAACGCCTGATGAAAATGGTTGGAAACCCGAAGATATTGCAGCTACCGCTCAAGCAATATATGAACAATATCTAATGGCAATCTGTCGCTATGCGCGTGAAATTGTTCGCAGTGATAATCTAGTGTTAAGCGGCGGATGCGCTCTTAATTGTGTAGCAAATACTAGATTAAAAAGATTTACTGGATTTTATAATATATGGGTACCGCCAAATACTGGAGATGCTGGATTAAGTCTTGGTGCAGTTGCCTATCATACTAAGAAGCATGTGCATCTAGATCATGCATTTCTTGGTCACGATATTCGTCGTAGTGTAAATGTGCGCGATGTGGTTGATGCACTGGAAGCAGGACAAGTTGTTGGCATTGCCAATGGTCGTGCAGAGTTTGGTCCTCGTGCGCTAGGCAATCGTTCACTGCTTGCCGATCCTCGTGGTAATGATGTTAAGGATAAGGTTAATGCAATTAAAAAGCGTGAACCATTTCGTCCGTTTGCTCCTGTTATAATGAGAAGTTTCTTTAGCGATTACTTTTATAGTAACAAGATAGTAAATCATGATTATATGCAATGGGCAGATAGTTGCGTGGACCCGCAATCATTTCCTGCAATTTGTCATGTTGATGGAACTTCTCGTGTTCAAACAATTAATCATCCTACACCAAGTATAATATACAAGATATTAGAAGCATGGTATGCAAGAACTAGTTGCCCAATGTTGCTTAATACTAGCCTTAATATTAAAGGCGAACCATTAGTAAATACATGGGAAGACGCCCAAAAATTTAGTAATTTGCATAATATTCCTGTATTTTAACGCTTGACAATGTATAAATCTGTGTTATATTATTAATATGACCCAAAAACGAATCGGCTTTTGCTGCAAATGGATTGACACCGTGGATCAACTTGATGGCTTCAAGCCTAAAGATGATGCATTAAATTATAACAACAAGACTACAACAGTAGCTTGGTTAAACCGACAGACCAAAGCGGTTGCTGAGCAGCGGCTGTGGGACATCATGGAGCACAATACCAATGCTACACTCAATTTGGTCAACCGTGTGGGACTATTGGACCCAGCACTTCGAATGGTGCGTCTTAGTAGTGACATTTTCCCTGTGTACACTGAGCCAACTTGGAGCTATTTCTATCGTCGTCCAGACACTCTTGCTGCCATCGAAAAGCGATTGGCCAGGATTGGAGAAAGTGCTAAACTTCACGGTGTCCGTATTAGTTTTCATCCAGGCCAGTTTTGTGTGCTTGGTAGTGACAGAGAAGATGTTATTACAAATTCAATCGCAGAATTTGAGTATCATACTGATATGGCTAGATGGATGGGCTATGGGGATAGCTGGCATGATTTCGGTTTTAAGATCAATGTCCATATTGCGGGACGACGAGGTGCAGAAGGAGTTCGCCAAGTCTTTAATAGACTTTCACGCGAAGCCAGAAACCTTATCACAATAGAAAATGAGGAATATTCATATGGACTTGATGCTTGTCTTGCTTTGGGTGATATCTTGCCTATCGTTTTTGATACACATCATCACTGGATTCATAGCGGCGAATACATCTCACCGTCTGATGACCGTATTAAGATGGTCAAGGATAGTTGGCGTGGTGTCCGCCCTACTCTTCATTATAGTGTTAGTCGTGAATCTATGGGTATCTCTGATGCTACTAGACCTGATCTATCCACACTAATAGAAAGTGGTCACAAGAAAGGCACACTTCGTGCACATAGTGACTTTATGTGGAATAGTGCAGTCAATCAATATGTTGGCGAATTGTGGAATGACTTTGATATTCAAGTAGAAGCCAAGGCAAAGAACCTTGCCAGTATTAAACTACACGAAGAATTAACAAAAGGAAACTAAATGAGTTATCTGTTTACTAGCGAAAGCGTAAGTGAAGGACATCCTGATAAGGTTGCAGATGCTATCAGCGATGCTATTCTAGATTTGATGATGGAACCACAGGATAAATCTTATCGCTGTGCGTGTGAAACACTTGTCACTACCAACCAAGTAGTGATTGCAGGTGAATATAAAGGCGAACTTGATCCACAGTTAGTAGATGCTGCTGTTATCAATACTATCAAAAATATTGGATATGAACAAAGCGGATTTGATTGGCGTACAGTTGAAATCCTCAACCTAATGCATGGTCAGAGTGCTGATATTGCTCTAGGTACTGATACATTTGGTGCTGGCGATCAGGGCTTGATGTTTGGTTATGCATCTAATGAAACCAAAAACTTTATGCCAAGTGCTATTCATTATAGCCATGAAATTGTCAAGGTATTGGCTGAACATCGTAAGAGTGGTCGTGATTGGCTTGGTCCAGATGCCAAGAGCCAGATTACGGTTGAATATAATGATGATAGCAACCCATTTCGCATTGATAAGGTAGTTTGCTCTACGCAGCATAGCGAAGATACCGACATGTATACGGTACGCACACGAGTAGAACAGCTTATTCGCAGTGTTCTTCCTGATCGTTTGGTTGATACTCGCACTGAGTTTCATATCAATCCTACTGGACGCTTTGTTATTGGTGGACCAGATGGAGATACTGGTTTAACTGGTCGTAAGATTATCGTTGATACTTACGGCGGCTATGCTCCACATGGTGGCGGTGCTTTCAGTGGCAAAGACCCTACTAAAGTTGACCGTAGTGCTGCTTATATGATGCGTTATTTGGCTAAGAATATCGTAGCAAGTGGACGAGCAGATTGGGCAACGGTTCAGGTATCCTATGCTATTGGTCTTGAACAGCCAATGAGTTTTTATGTTGAAAGCAATGGCGATAGTCGTGGCTTGACAAAGTGGATTCGCGAGAATGTTGATTTAACTCCACTTGGTATTATCAACAAGTTTGATTTGTTCCGTCCTATCTATAGTTCTACTACAAACTATGGACACTTTGGCAAGGATGGATTGCCTTGGGAAAATGTTGATCTTTTTTAAAATAATATATTGACTTAATTGTTGCACTGCGGTATAAATATATGCAGTGCAGCAAAGGAAGTAATGATGCAACCATACACTGTAGATGAATTAAAATTTATTAATAACGGCACAACCGCCATCACAAAGGAGAATGAAATGTTTGATACCGATGAATTTATTGATACTGTACAAAACGCAAAGAAGACAATGGTTAAGACTTTTGTACAGAACGAAACTGTTGCAAAGAGTCTAAATGCATTTGTCGATGCGCAAACTGCTTATACAAAAGATGCTGTCAAGGCAGCAGCAAGTGCAATGGGAACTATTTCAAGTGAAATGGCAAAGTCAGTCGAAGAAGTTAGTGCTGGCAAGCATTTCAAGAAGATGCAAGAACAAGTTTCAAATGATCTTTACAGCACTTTCTGGAAAGAAGCATTTAAATTTTATTCCCCAACATACAAATAATTTGACATTTTAATTTAATTGTCATATTATAGATATTAAATATCTACATAGGAGATAATCGATGAATACTATTGTTGTATTACTTGGACTTGCGGTTCTTATTGCAGTAATTTATAAATTACTAACTCACAGCAACAAGACGCCTGATCCATTGGATAAATTGGAAGCGGACGCAAATGCAAAACTTGAAGAAGCTTTGTCAAAGATAGCTACAGCACCACTATCAAATGTGGAAGCAGTAACTGAAACTGTTACTACAGATGCACCAAAGAAAGGAACCTGTGGTTGCGGTCGCAGCCCAACAGGAAACTGTGTTGGACTTCACAAGTTGAGTGAAGCTGAATGGGCAATGAGCGATCAAAACCCAAATCGTGTTGAAGTAGCGCCAGTTATTGTTACCGCCGACACGCCAGTTGCAGAAACAGCACCAGTTGCAGAAGATGTGCCAGTTAAGAAGCCTCGTGCTAAGAAGGCGGCTGCTCCAAAGGCACCAAAAAAGTCTAAGTAATTTAAAAACTTGCGGCATCGGCACGAGCCAAAACTAAAGATGTCCGTTAAAAACACCGCTTCGGCGGTGTTTTTTTTGCTTGACAATG